GTGAAACGGGCTCTTGGGAAGAAAGAATTGTTGGCTATTGTGCCGCTATCGCTAAGCACTATCTACCGACTTGAAAAGAAGGGAGTATTTCCGTTACGTTGGCACATTACAGATGGGCGCTGCGCTTGGAACGCTGATGAGGTGGAACGTTGGCTAGACGAACGTCAAGCCTCTTTCAATGAACCGGTTAACCACCAGAAAGCACATAAAACATAAAACTGGCAACTATAGTCTATTTTTAATGCCCGGTCACCGAGCCGGGCCTACTCAATTCTTTTACCTCTCGTCCTGATCTTTAACAGTTCATCCAATTCGTTACTAGTTTCTTTCTGTCGCCGCAATAATGACTCTGTTTTCATCCCTTCCCGCTCATTTAGTCGTTTAAGTTCGACTGTCACAGCTGGCACAGCCTGCAACGCATTCAAACAATCTTCGCGAGTAAACAAGTAAGGTGATTTTGGTCTGTTGTTTACCCGGTAGGCTTTGAGCCTTCCATTCAGAACCCATTGAGTCACAGTCGCCGTCGAAATACCGAGTATCGCTGCTGCTTCCTTTCTGGTTAAAGTTAATTTTTCCACACCCACCACCATTACCACTCAAATAAGGGAACATTACTTGAACATATATCTGATGGATCTGAAACAGGTTTGTAGTGCTGTTGGTTTCAAAAAAACAACCATTTACAAATGGATGAATGCAGGAGATTTCCCTAAATCGATCAACATTGGTGGTAATGTTAGGTGGGCATCAACGGAAGTGGAAAAATGGATAGAAGAGAAAATATCTGAGTCGAGAGTGAACCAACAGTAGATAGTTTGCGAAACAAGGAAATAAGTCAGAGAGAGTCACCAGACCTTCCCCTGGGCTGATGTTCGGGTTAAACCGATGATGACACTGCCGGCGATCAACACTAACGCCAGCAAGCATGGGAAAGAACAGATAAGCCGTACTATTCAGGAAATGTTTGAAGAGGCTGATATGTGGCTGGTTTCAGATTAAACGCCTTGAACCGTCATATTGCTTAAGTACAATCCGCCGTGACTGGCCATCATTCAATACTCGCACTATCGAACGTTCGCCAGTCGGTCGCAGCCATGCTCTTGCATACGGCGTGGCTGCGGCAACTGTCAATTTGTCCTACTGAGCCTCCTGCTGATTTTGCTGGCTTTCCAGTTTAGCTTTTACCATCGCCTCCTGAGCCTCTTTCGCCTCTCTTTGTCTCTTTTGCCAGATGCTGCCTTCCGGCATTTCCACACGTACAGAAACAAAAGAATCTGCCGGAATATCGACTGGCTCACCGTCGGCCACTGTCTCAGTAAACACGCCGTCAATATCAGTGCTCCCTATTCTGTTCTGAGCAAAAGGAGGCGCGGAGGGATGAACCCGGTGACACGTTCTGACCAGTACTGAGCCATCAGCATTGACTTTGTAGTCCAGCCAGATGCGGGGTTGCTTGTTTCTGTCTACCGGAATCTCAAAACCGCCATCGATACCACCCCATGCAGCATCAGCATTCAGGCCAATGCAACCAGTGATAAGGTATTCACCCACAGAAATCCGCTCTACCGCGCACCCTTCTGATTCATGGTTAGTCTCATAAGAACCCTCCCGGTGAATAATGACTATCGGGGATGCCTGTTTTATAAAACCATTACCATCAACGGTTGTGTTTCGTGTCCCCCATAACGTGTTCTGGTTAAATGTGGATGCTATCCCGCCTGAAACAGAGCCGCTCGCCACCTTCACATTACCGTTTGCATGATTTACGCTAAAAATCGAATAGGTATCAGAGGTCCGGTGCAACACGGATGCGGACCACTGATATGTGGCGGTCGCATCACCAGCAATATCACGAAAAGAGAACACTCCTGCATTGCTGGCTGCAGTATTAAAGTACGTCAGGACATTGTTGATAGAACCAAACGCACCATCAACACCGTGAACGACTGCGGCCTGACGAAAACCTGCAGTCGTACCAAAACCGGAACCACCTTTCGATAATGGCAGTATCCCTGTCGTATCATCACCGCTCAGCTCTACAGCACTTTTCACAGCAAGTGCTTTTAATCCCAGATTGGAGCGCGATTGCGCCTTGTCCACTACGTCTGAAAAATTATTAGACCTTTTCAGCGTATCGCCATCAATATTACCGACCTGGTCTGCAAGGTATTTCCACGACGGCCCCGGAAAACTGGAGCCATCAGGTAGCCGCACATTTATCATGCCTGGGGCACTAAACACCTGCTGCCAGTTCTGTTTGTCGTAGTTCAGTCCGCGCAGGGCCTCCGCGCTTTGAGCCACCAGCGCCGCGGTAACCATATTCAGCGCTACACGAGGAACAGCTGACCAGGCTGCGCCAGCCTGTGTCGGCCCTGTAAAATTGCTGACCAGCGTCAGCGCTGTACCGCTTTCCACTGATTTAATCGGGAGCGTATAGGGAACGCCGCCAACAGTGACAACAATAAAATCTCCGGCAGCCACCTCGGTTGTAAACGCGGTCCCGTTGCCAGCGACCGCAGCAGAGTTATTCGTCAGGGTTAATGTTCCAGTTGACATGGATATCTCCTGAATTCAGATAATAAAAAACCCGCCGGAGCGGGTTGTTTTTTGGTAAGGCATTAAGAGCAATTCGAACTGGTGAAGTTATTTTTATTCACCCATCGCCAGTTAAATGGATAACCGGCTCTGTACTCAGTCTGATTTGCAACTTTTCGTACACCGTAAATCTGCACTGACTGGGGCAGCCCACCAGCCACTAACTCAGCCTGACAAACAGGTTTCTGTTTCTCCAGAACAGGTCCTGAACATGCTGAAAGCACCAGACAGACAATAACTGGAATAATTATATTTTTCATTTCGACACCAGAATTAATTATTTAAACAAAAAATAACCAATGGCATTGAATAATAAAAATAGTTTTAATAGATCAATATTCTTAAATTGATCGTTTAAATCGATCGGTTTAATCATATGCGGCTGTGTTTATCGCGGTTATTACAATCCCGCTATTCGTCGTTCCGACTGAAGAACCACTTGCTGTTGTTGATGAAAGTCCTTTTATTCTTGTTCCCGCACCTTCATTGAAGCACCCCGTTCCCACATCCACAGGCTGGATTATTGGTTGCCCGCCAGGTGCTGAACCAGCATGCAGAAGAACAGACCCCAGCCCCATCGGATTTACGGCCCATTTGCCTGCCATGTATGTATCAATGTTAAGCCCACCCGTTGCAGCGCCGGGTGAGCCTATAGTTGTAAGGTCGCTTAATACCCGGGACTCATTCGTAAGTACCAGTGTCCCTTCGGCATCCCATATAGCCACACCCCAGGCCGGAAGGGTAAGCGGATATATGGCAAAAAAATACGCCTCAAGAACAAAAGCCGATCCTCTGTAATTAGACGCATCAACACTGAACGTATTACCAGTTTTTGAAGCTGATATCTTCGCCGGGGCGCTGGTTCGTGCAAATGCAATCCCTCCCTTCTGCCCGTCGATAGTCACTGACGCCGAAGCACTGTTAAAATCTCCCCCCAAAGTTGAGTTTACAGTGACTTTTCGGTAAAGCGTCATTGGTGTGGAATCAGGAGTGATAAAAGGGTTCCCGTTAGGTAACGAAATTAATGCGCCATATTTTGCCATCTATGCAGTCTCCGCAAACACGATTAACTGCACTTTGATTGCCGGATAATCATTAATCCCATCACCACCAGAAGGCTGTATTGTTATGGTGTTTCCTGAGGCAATAATGCTTCTTTTGTCTGTATAACTTATTGTCCCTTTATCCTCCAGAGTACCCACCGCAAAACCAACCTTTAAACCAGGCTCGAGGTTGAACTGGTAGCTTCCCGTTTTCTGACCTAAAGCAAGATCGATGATTCCCACCACGGTTACAGGTTTAATGCCATAGTTATTCGGGACGCCGTTAGCGTCCCATGTCTGAATTCCCCATGACATCAGAATACCCCTGTTAATTTGCCAATCTGCACGCGAAGAACGCCATTGCCATCTTTAACGCTGTAATTGAGATTGGTCATTTTCGTTGCGCCCTCCCCGGCAACTGCCCCATTCATTTCAAACGTTCCGTCTGATTTCATGATGGTTCCAGTTTGCCCCTGAACATAATTTTCTGATCGCAGTTCTTTAATTTTTGCCAGCGTAATTTGACCATACTGAATAAACGCATCGCTGATAAATACCTGCCCATTGATAACGGCAAAGGGAGAATATTGCGTATTGCCGCTGCCACTCATCAGGACGAACTGGTTTGCGTTAAACCCGACGCGGGTGACTACCGGCTTACCCGCTTCCGCCAGCACCGCGATCGACATCCCGGCGTTATACATCACACCGTTTATTCGAACCCCGGTTTTAAGGGTGTAAATTGCAGATGCCCCGGTCGCATCAACCACGGCGGTGAGCTTATCTTCCAGCGCGGCAGTCACATCATTGAACTGCGCCTGCACCTGTGTGGACATTTCAGCCATCGCTCTATCAACATCTGCAATGGTCGTTTTAACCACCAGAATATCCGCGCGCACTTCGCCGTACTGCGCCCACTGGTGTTCCACTGTTCCATGGTTGGCCAGCGCATTCTGCAACGCAGCTTCCAGATTGGTATCAATGTCGCTTGTCAGGCGGTCACCATCGGCAGACGTCAGAAAATCATCGGCAATATCGCCCAGGTAGTCGTCAGCATTCGCGTTGGATTCACCACGAATCCAGTCGGTCCAGCCTGATTCATTACCTGTTCTGTCTACCAGCTGCGCTCGGTACCAGAATTCCTGCCCCGCTTTTAAACCCAGTTGGGTGTATTCGGCAGACGGATAAGGCACATCCGACAGCAAAAGGGGATTAGAGAAATTGCTGTTCGCGGTGTACTGAATTTCCGTTTTCAGCGTGTCCCCGGTGTTAACCGGAAATCCCCAGTTCAGGCGAATCCCCCAGTTGATCGGCGTTGTCGCAAAGCCGACAGGTTTCGGCGGATTTCCCACCTTGCCCGTCAGCGTTTTCTCTTCGGAGTAGCCCCAGCCAGAGGATATTTCAGCGGCGTTAATGGCGCGCACACGCACCAGGTAACGCCCGGCATAAATACCCGATACATCGAAGGATGTGGTGGAGCTGCGCGGCACGTTTACCCAGTTACCATCATTGCGGCGCCACTGTGCCTCGTAGGCGATGGCATTCTGCGCCTGGTCCCAGCTCACACGCATGGTTTCGACGCTGATATTCTGCTGCACCACTGAAAACGAGCTGATCACAATGTTAGCCGGCGGCGACTGGTTACCAGGCGGGATTACACTCACGGGCCGCTGGTCAATGATGGCTCCGGTATCAATACGGGCATATTTATCCGGATCGTGCCATGCCCCGGTAATAGAGAAAGTACTATCATCATTATCGGAGACACTGACAACACGATACTGCTGTGCGTAAAGCTCGTCCGACTCAACCACCCAAACAGCTTCAGCCTGTGGCGTCTCACTGTATGCCGTGGTGACTGTGACTGATTCCCCATTCACAGCCTGAATGGTCCTGCTCTGTGACGCTCCTGAAGGAAGGTTGAGAATCAGTCGATCGCCTGCAGCTGCATCAGCAACGCGGTCAAGTTTGATAACGCGGCCATTAACGGCGCTGATACGCCCGCCCATAACCTTTCCGGACAGCAACTCGTCTGCCACGGCGATGATGTAACCCGGCTGCGGAATGTTTCCGTCCAGCCCGACATCAAACGAAACAACGCGATCCTTGTTGTTGGTGAGAATACCCCAGCGCCCCTTTCGGTTCGCTTCTGACTGCCGGGTGCAGCCGATGGCTGTCATTTCCAGCTGATTGAAGCCGTACCGCGCCACAAGCGCCTGCTCAAATACCGGCTCCATCGCGTCTGCGTAGGCGTTACCGGGATCTGACCATGAAACCAGCGCTGTGGTGTAGCGGCTTTTCGTGGTGCTGCTCGAATAGGTGAAGCGACCGCCAACAACGTTAGCGCGCGTATAGCTGTAATCTACATCGCGCGGCATGTCAGCCAGGGCTACAATCTGATCCCCGCCCCAGTAGGTCATACCGCGGAAGATGGCTGCAAAATCACGCAGGACAGTGTAAGCATCGTTCCGGTCCTGAATGTACACGTTGCATGTATAACGCGGTTCTGTTCCATTGCCCCCTTTACCGTCTGGTACCATCTGATCGCAATACTGGGCGACCTGATAAAGCGTCCACTTATCGATGTTCGCCGCAGTGAGTCGGTGGCCCAGACCAAAGCGGTCAGAAACAACCAGATCGTAAAATATCCACGCAGGGTTATCGGTCCATGCCCACTTAAACGCACCGGTCCATGTACCGCTATAAGTGCGGGTTTCAGGGTCGTAGGTATCTGGAACTCGGATCACGCGCATTTTTGGCTCGCATGATATCTGTGGGATGGAACCGTTAAACTGGCTGGAATCGAATTCGATGTAGAGTAGCGCTGTATTTGGATATCGTAACTTGGCGTCAATCACCTCAGTGAAGCTCTGCAACGTCATCGTGTCGCCGATCTTCGCGCTGTTGGCGTCAGAGGTAATCTTACGCAGGCGGATTGTCCAGGTGCTGCCAGCCTGCGGTAAATCAATACGATGGCTGCGCTCATAACCAGACGTCGTTTTGCCGGTCACGCTGGTATTGAGTACCGTCTGCCATGCGCCGCCGTCCGTCTGCAGGTCAATTGCATAATTGACCGAGTAACCCACCAGATCGCCGTCGTCCTCCTGTTTGAAAAGCGAGGGCCATTTCAGACGCAGACGAACTGCTGAAAGCTGCGTATTGGTAAACGTGCGCGTCCAGGCTGTAACGCTTGATACCTCAGTTCCTACGCTGATTTCGTTTTCGGTACCGGGAATACCCTGAATATATTTTTGCGCCTGCGTTCCCGCGCGAAACTCCCACGTTACGCCGCTGAAGTTTTGGGAGCCGTCAGCATTCTCCAGTGCCGTTCCGTCCAGGTAGATATCTTTGCCGGTTAGCTGCCCTGCAAACTCCCCTTCACCAAGCGCAACGAGGATTTTTGCCTTCGCTACAGATTGCAGATCATCAGGCTGTTCGGTAGGGGTTCGGGAACTTGAGCTGCCGCCCTTGCGGCCCTTTAACACTTTTTCTGTAGCCATATTGCGCCCATAAAAAAGCCACCCGAAGGTGGCCAGAAAAAAAGGTTAGTTATCTACTGCTGATCTTCGACATAAATTCCGGCAGAAATAATTGCCCCACCGATTCGACGCTTACCATATCCCAGAGGGACGGGATATCCCTGCGCTGCGGTGTTTGTAACTCCACCGAATGCGTAGGATGCACGGTTATCTGCGCTCTGTTTACTGGCTAAACCTGTAGGCTGAGGAGATAACATTTGAACAACTCCGCCAAGAATTAACGCTCCACCAGCCTGATAGAAAAATGGTGATGCCCCGGCAAACGGAGTGAAATTTAAAACCACCCCAACAGCCACCAATACCGCGCCCAAGATAGTTTGTAATACACCAGCTTTTTTACTTCCAATCGGTACGGGTACGATTCGTATTACCTCACCTTTCACTGGGAAACCTAATTCATCGACACCAATATTTTTCTTACCGCGAAACACTGCATAGGAAAGCCCTCTTTGCTTACTTGTATTCATAAACTTTTCGAAGCCATTGATCGTAGCAGCCAAGGCTTTGCAGGCTTCTTGGGTTGTGCTTATCGAGCGATGATGGGTTTTACCAAACGCCTTTCCAAGAACACCACCAAGTTCAATGCGGGTCATTACATCTGACATAAATCACTCCAATAAAAAAGCCACCTTACGGTGGCCTTTCTTTATTAAAACTTAATCTTAATTAATCGACATCGGGAGTATGTCTACATTCCCACTTTGGTCGGTAAATATTCTTAAGGCGCGTGGATTGTTTTCTTTTATAATAAACTCCCGCTCTTTTTTAGGTGCACCATTACAAAGGCCTTTTCCGGCAAAACCTGCTCCAATCAATACATCGCCAGGATTTAAGAACGCGATAACTTTTTCACCTGTGTCAAGTTCAGCCAAGTATTTACCGTTGACATAGGTTGTGATAGCGCAACCTCCAGCTACGAAACCTTTATCTCGAATGATAGTAACGGCTGTTGTGTTTGCTTTCTGCTGAAACTCTTTTGCTGCTGCCACTTCTTTTGCATTCTGCGGAAGGACTGGCTCAGTAGAACAACCGACCATGATTAATAAAGAAAGTGCCAAAAATAGCTTTTTCATTTTCATGCTCCTTTGAAATTTCGTAAAGGTTAGCATAGAGATCTGTGACGTAGAACCTTCATCGTCCTTTCCTGCCAGTAGCCACCATACGGCACGCGCTGGCTCAGATGTCCGTACAGGTGGTGCAGCAACATATTGCCCTCCAGCAGGATTCCTGCGTGGTTCCACTTATCAGCCTGGACCTGCATGATCACCATATCGCCGGGTTTCGGTGGCCCGTCGAATTCACGGAATCCACACTCATACCAGCAATCCTGGTAGAAGTTGTCCGGATAGTCGTTTTCCCACCAGGGATAATCCACACGGTAATCGTGGAGCTCGATACCATGCGTTTGCCGGAAATAACTCATTACCAGCCCCCAGCAGTCGAAGTGGCCAAGCACAAACGGACGCTCCAGCAGCGGCAATTCTCCGCGCGGCTGAATGGTGCGTAAATCTCCCTCCGGCCAGCTTACGATGTGCCAGGGTAAAAGCGTTGCATCGCATTGCGCTTTATCCAGTTCGCTAGGTTGCGTTGTGGCGTCCGGGTGACTGTGAGCTATGGCGATCACAGTTCCCCAGTCCTCAGCAGTTGCATAGTCTTCGGGGCAAAGGACAAAATTGTCCTCCGGCGCCGCGGCAAGATTCCGGCACGGGAAATAACGTTCAACACGGCTTTTCTGCGCCACCACGCCGCAACACTCACGAGGATATTCAGCGGCAGCATGTGCCATAATCGCATCGATGGTTTTCTGACGCATATCAGCTCCTGATCAAAGACGTGCCCGGGAACCCACCATGCGAAAGCTCGTTATCTTCACCGAACCGAAGTTTGCAGGCCGTCAGCGTGCCGTTGCATTCATCCAGCGACGGATCGCTTACCGGGTTGTTGTTTTTGTCGAAATAGCGGGTGCCGGCATAGTCGCAGCCGTCGCCGGTACGATATTTATTCCGGATGCACCAGGTACACAGGGAATGAAGCTGTCGCGTCGGGATCATTTGCCCCTGCAGGTCCATCGGGCTGGACAGAACAAATTCAACGGTTTCACCGGCAAGCTCGCCCGTTTTCCCGTCGATATACCAGACCTGCAGCTTTTCCTGAGTCGGGTCTGCTGTGGGGTTGCCGTCTGCGAAATTTCTGGCATCGAGATATTTCTCTTTTGTGTCGTGAATAGTGACTTTCGCCTGCAGCAGATCGTCATACGCAAGACACAGGGCAGAAATGGAGCTTTCGATGTTCGCAACCGTCAGTGATGGCGTTGCATTGCTCCCACTGGTTGATTTTTCCAGTCCTTCCAGCTGATACGGCCAGGCGGCGTATTCATTTCCCTGCCACCAGATTGGTTTCGCCGGAAGCTTGGACTCATCCCCACCAGCGGCGATGATTTCCGCTTCTGTGTGGGGAATGCTGTAATTGTGAAAGCGGAGAACATCCGTTAGCCCAAAGGAAGAACCGTCCACCTCAATCAGACGAACATCGTTTCCGGATTCCAGCTTCTGATAATCTGCGTTTAAGCTCATGGTTTAAATGCCTGGATGAATGTTGCTTCAAGGTTGAATTTTCCCGCGCCCAGCCCGGTGGGTTTATACGTTTCGCAACGATACAAACCCAAAGGTTCGAGCGGCGGCTTCCACTGGAAAGCTTTCGTTCCTTCATGCCTGTCGAGGAAAGACTTAATGGCAGAAATGTAGGTTTCGTTGCCAGTGAAGTTAAGCGTCCACTGCTGAGTTCTGGTGTTCAATCCATCCCCTGAAACCTGCTCATATCCATCACCAAACTGTGCTTTCCTGACGCGGAAATTTGTATCAGCCTCCGCGTTAATTCGTGGGCACCAGGTGAAAGTTTCAATGGCCATAGTTATCGGGTTCCTTTCATTGCGTTCCAGATGTCACCGCCGGGGCGGATATCACGCATTACATTCTGCTTATATCGCTGATCGACAAATTTCCCGACTTCGGCACCAAATTGCTCAAGGCCTGGTGAGGTTTGCGTTGAGGTGTTGCCGTTGCCATCGATAGTGATATAAACCTGTGGCGCCGACGATACGGACTGACCGCCGCCACCTCCGACCGCACGAACACCGAGAGAACCATCCGGCGCGCGGGTCAGCGGCATGATTGCCTCCGGGCCAGCCTCGCCCATGATTCCGGCCCCGCCTTTTGCGAAAGCGAACATGGTGGGGTTTCTGACGATCCCGTTACTGAAAGCACTCAGGGATGGAGAGTCATAAACGCCGCCTTTGGCGTTAAACTGGAAGTTCGATCCGTAACTGGAAACCGCCGTACCGGTGCTGGCTGATGCTCCCGCACCGCCCCCGAAGAAGCTGCCTACACTGCCGATGAGTGAGCCAAAGATGCCAGAACCAGAAGATGCCCCACCCATCGCACTGACCACCGCCATCTGCAGCGCCACTTTTTCGATGATCTGCAGGACAGAAATCCCCCACGATTTCCAGCTAACTTTATTGCCTTCAAGCATTGAGGTGACGTTACCAAACGCGCTGTCGAGTGTGGTTTTCACCCCGTCAGAGACCGTGCCGGATACGTCACTGATTTCATCAAACCAGTTGGCATAGCCGCGTGATACTCCGGACATCCAATCCGCTTCAGCTGCGGCTATAGCCTTGTATTTCTTATCCAGAGCATCGAGGGCTGTGGCGCGCTGCGCGATGGCCTCGGTACCGCCGTCCGTTTTAGCAAAAACACGGTCGATCTGTTGCGTCTCATCGAACCGGCTGCGCTGGCGATCACTCATGCCTGCGGTTTCGGTTGTCAGCGTCGCCTCATCCCTGAACTTTCGGGCCGCTTCAGTTAAATCCTTCAGGGCATCAGCTTGTTCGCGCTGCTTGCGCACGTTCTCGTCGACTTTTTGCGTCCATTTTGCCAGTTCTGCTGATGATGCCTGGATCGCCCTGCGCTGCTCGTCGGTCCATTTAGTGCCTGCCTGGTGGGATGCAGCGTAAAGCTCCGAGGCTTTTTCGCCTTCCGCGGCCCTGACGCGTTGCACGTCGATAGCCACGCTCAGATCGGCCATTTTCCGGGAATACTGTTCGGCAGTGCTGGCCGCTTCGCGCTCGGCTTTACTCTGTGCTTTCGAGGCGGCGGTAGAGGTTTTTTTTGCCTCCGCAGCCGCTGCATCCTTTTTGGCTGCCTGATCCTTGTTGTAGATGTACTGGGTGTAAAGCGCCCCCGTCAGCTTCAGGTCTTCTGCTTCATACACGTGCTGCTGATGGAGTTTCTCTAATCCGCTTAAGCTGGCCAGCTCATTATCGCGGCGTGAGCGCTCAAGTGCGGTTTGCTGTTTAGGCGTTGCGTTCGCCAGTGAAACGACGGGCCCGGCATATTGTGGCGGCTTGGCGCCAGCGGTCGCTGACATTGAGCGGTTAAGCAGGTCATACGCACCTTTCAGGATAGAGACGGCGCCAGCCTGTTCGATAGCCTTTTGCGTGGCCAGATCACTGGCATTGTTTACCAGCTTCTGCGTTTGCTCGACTTTTGAGGCTGCCTGTTCGCGCTGGTACTCCAGCTGGTTCAGCTTATCGGTCAGCTCGATGTTTTTGGCCGTGATGTCGGCCTGGTCCATGAAAGTGTTAATCAGGGTCAGCGTCGGATGGCGGTTGTAGTCCTGCTGGATTTGGTCAACCGCCTTAAGGCTGTCTTTCACCTTCGCGATCTGAGAGTCGAGGTCGGCCAAGTCCTGTTTTTGCGCCTGTAAAGATGTACGGGCATCAGCCGCGGTCGAACGCAGGCCAAGCACCGACATCTGCTGGAGCTTGGTGTTGATCTCGTCGAGGTTGTTGGCAAAACCTACCGCCTCACGGTGCACCTGCTGGGTATGCTGATAAAGGCCATACATCGCAGCGCCGGCACCAATAATCACGCCCGGCCATCCACCAAGAATACCCAGCACACCACTCCCCAGCCGGGACATTACCGAGGCTGTATTGGTGAGGTTGTTAACTGCAGAGGTCCTGCCTGCCAGCGCCGTATTCAGTGATGCCTGAGCTGCAGCAAGATTACGCTCAGCGACAATCTGAGCCTCAATACTCGTCGCCGCTGCGCGCGCCTGTTGAGCGCGGTAAACAGCCTGGCGACCAGCAGCAACGCTAACCTGAGCGCCGCGAACCTGAGCCTGCGCCAGCGCGACCTCGGCGGCCGTACTAGCGAGGACTGCCCGGGTTGACTGAGCAACGCTGCCGACCATGTTGCCAAAATAACGAGCGAGGCCAACACCAACCAGAATACCGGCTGTATTTGCCACATCATCGATGTTATTCGCCAGACCATTCAGCACGCCGGAAAGCGTTGATGATGCGCCGACCGCATCGTTCGCCCCGCCGACCCATGCAAGGAAGGCGTTTTGCACTTTCTGTGCAGATCCGCTGATGGATGCAGGAAGGGTGTCGAATTCTTTACGGAGGATCTCAACGTTGGTCAGCAGCGGGACGATCTTGTTGGTCGTCAGCTCGCCGTTGTTGGCCATATTTCGCAGGCCACCAACAGTGGTACCCAGCCCATCAGCCAGCAGTTTCGCCAGGCGGCCACCGTTCTCCATGATGGAGTTAAATTCTTCGCCTCGCAAAACGCCTGAACCAAGCGCCTGGCTAAGCTGGGTGATAACAGAGCTCGCCTCTTCGGTACTGGCGCCAGACAGCTTCAGTGAGGTTGCTACGGTTTCCGTAACTTTTGCGACGTCAGCAGAAGCGTAACCGGCATCACGCAGGGACTGCGCAATTCTGCTGTACAGATTGCTGTTTGCCTCGAGGGATGTTCCGGTGCGTTGGCTAATCTCCATCAGCACGCGCTGGGATTGCACGTAATCCTCGCTGGAAGAGGACGCAAGGCGAAGACGCCCATTCAGTTGGTTCCACGTGTCGGCAAACTGAATCAGTTGATGCGTGGCAAATGCACCAGCCCACGCACCGGCAAGCCCGGCAGCAGAGGATCGTACTGTTGCAAGCTGAGAGTTCAGGTCAGCCAAAGAGCGCTGAGTTTCACGCGTGGCCGCTGCAGCTTTTTTCCCGCCCTGTTCCATAGTGCGGTAGTAATCGGTTCCCATGCGGGACGCTCTGGCGATCTCTGACTGGAAAGAAGAAGAGTTCGCCGAAATTTTGATGATTAGCTCGCGCAGCGTTGCCATATTTCACCCATAAAAAAGCCCGCAGCCGCGGGCGTCAAAGACCGGATATCCAATTTTCGAGCTCTGAGACTTCTGCGACCTCTTCCTGCTCCCCCCACTTCAGCATCACGTCAGGAATGGTGAATTTCCCACCCTGAGAGTTCAGCATTGCAACGGAAATCTGCGCCGCCTGTGCATCGGCTCGCCAGTCACCAATCGGACTGATGCGGTCGAACTCGATCCACATTTTTAGCTCGCTGGCGGTCATGGTCTGGCGCAGTTCGTGGAGAGTACGCCCCAACCGGAGCGCCAGCGACATCAGGAAGAAGGTCAGCGGCTGCTTTACGGCTTTCCCGCTTCTTCCTGGCTCATCCCGAGGTTGAGGGCCTGAGCCAGCAGGCGGGAGTGCACAGGACCATAAATTTTAGATACCTGCTCCTGATCCTCATCGCTGAATACGCGCTCGCCTTTTTCATCCAGCAGAACGTCAATAAACAGAACCACATCAGCCTCTTTGTTACGCAGAAACTTTTCCGCCTCCGTCAGCGTCGGTGGCTCTTCGCCATCGGCTGGCTGGGGATTAACGATCTCCCGGAATTTAACCCAGGCATCGCCAGAAGGTTCACGCAGCGTTACCTTTGCGCCATCCCATTCAGGGACTGTGATACTTTCTTTGGTGCGATAGGCTTTCGATGCTGTAAGCGCCACGTTGCGTAATGAATTCTGTGATGTTTTTTGCGGCATTTCATTTTTCTCTTGTTACATGATCGGAGGGATTAAAAAAAGCGGCCGAAGCCGCTCAGGAACCAGAGGCGAAGATGCGTTTAGGTTTGCCGCGTACACGCAGAGAATAGGTAGCACCAACAACTGAAGAGGTTGCGGCAGACCATGAACTCTGGCGTACTTCCACCAGCACGTAGAAACCGTTGCCAGACGGGAATACCACGCGCAGCGCGCGCAGTTCGTCATTTTCGTAAGCGGTCTGCAGTGCCTCCTGCGCTGCTTCATCGCCAACCCAGTTACGGGTAATGCTCATTTCAGCAGGTGCGGCGAGGCCGTTGGTTTGCTCCTGTTCAGTTGAGCAAAGCGTGGTTACGTCGATATCCCCTTTTTGACCACCCGTGAAGGTGATCTCCTTTGTTGCACAGGCTGCTTCCAGCCAGGTAATGTCAGCCCCCGGGAAGCCTGAGGCGTTAAAATCATCGGCGGTTACGGGTGCGTCGGAGACGGCAAAGGTCATCCCCTTTGTGACTTCATACTTACTGGTCATGGTTTCTCCAGTTAAAAAAAGACCGCCGGAGCGGTCTGTTATGGTGGGTAAGGTTAAACGGTTACCTGAAATTCGAGCGTTGCCCGGTAATAGCGCAGATCAGGCTCATAGCCCGGCGTTTTCACAATGCTTTCCGGCTTCAGCACCTGGAGAGCACCAAGCGCCATATTCCTGATCGTGCGCGCTTCAGTGATTGTGCTGGAATAAACATCAACCTGTACAGAAACGGCAGATTCAGCCTGACCACAGAGAACGTCAGCGGCCACGTCGGTAATAATCGAGAAAATTACCCAGGGCGGAGAGACTGAAGGCTTCCCATCACTGCCGAGTGGGGCTACGTAGGGATAGACCTGCCCTCCGGCCAGCGACTCCAGCAGAGGATAGAGATCGTCTTCCGTCATTTGCTTAATACCTCGTCAATGGCCTGGTTCATGCGCCTGATCGCGACCTCCGTCGCCTGCTCCTGGCGAACATCGAACGCGGGACGAATGAACGGGTGCGGCGGCATGTTAACGGTACCCATTTCTACGAATCGCCAGTAAAAGGCGTTTCTCGGGTTATTCGCCTTCATCGTGTTATCGCTGTTCCCTGTGCGCGGGTTAACACCACGAATATGGACGCCGGAAGAAATTTCCCCGCGGCGGCGGCTTTTTTGGGTCACCACCACCACGTTTTTTTTCAGTTTTCCGGTACGCACCGGAGCGCGGGCGATCACTTCTTCCTTAAGCACTTCGGCGCCAGCGCGCGTGGCATCACGCAGAACCTTGTTGTTTTCAGCGCGGCTAAGCGCCTCCAGATCCTTTGCGATGTCATTTAACCCGGAAAAATCGAGGCTCGTCTCAATCATTTTTCAGCTCCCGTTTTGCAAAGAATTTCCAGGCGAGTGCCGGTCACATTTGCTACGGGAGGACCGATGATATTTAGCACCTGACCTTTATACGGGCCGCTGAGCACTTCCAGACGAGAAGAGGCGTTCAACTCTGCCCTGAAGCGCATCCAGACGCGAATGGTTGCCTGCGCCGTTTCCGCGCCGCCTGATAGCTGCTCTCTGCCGCTGATCCCCTTCACCTCAGCCGGGACCGGGTTGCCACCACTCCACGATTCAACCGGCTGACCAGATGGATCGCGCGAAGTCGTGAAGGTGAGAATTTTTACCCTGTGCCTGAATCGTCCAGGTTCCATCAGGATCCCTCCTCAGGTTCAGATTTACCGCGCCAGTTGCGATGGATGAACATCATGCGTTCGGCTGCGGCGTTCTCATAAAGCTGTACTTCGCTTTGCGCGGTGCGGTGTTCAAACATGTCAGCAAAGACAAGGAGAACGGCGCCCTTAACGGCTGCAGGAATATCAGCAGCAACCTTCCATGCTGGTTCATCGCACCAGCGTATGCAGTAGTCAAAAGCGGCCTGAGCGTACAGGGTGATCAGCTCGTCCCTGTCGTCTTCCTCAAATTCAATCTGCTGCTTGAACAGGCGGAGGCCAATTACATCCAGAACATCTATCGCCATACGTTAAAATGGCGGGTCACCCCGCCCCCTCCATCATGAGCCAGAAGAGAAAGCGCCCTTGATGATTGCCGTCGGGCGATAGTGCGCCAGCGCCAGGCGTTCTTCGCACAGGATGGTCAGCATGTTTTTCACGAAGTTGTCGCGGTCTTCACGGCTGACTTCCACGGTGGCATCCATGCGATCCCACACCTGTGAGGCCATATCAAAACCGCCCACCGTAAAGGTGCCAGCGGCCTGCGCCTTAGTCGGAACCACTGGCAAACCCCACATGATGTTGCTGGTAAACGCCTGAGGACCACCGAAGATATAGCGGCCTTCGTTGTCTTTCAGCAGCGCGATGTTGTGCCAATCGCGCGGGTTCAGGACGATACCGGAAGCGCTAAACTCAGACTCTGTCACCTGGTAAATAGCGTGAGCGATAATGTCAGCGCGGGTGTCGCCAGTGGCATTCAGCGAGGTATCGTAGGCGGTTGCCACTTTGTTCAGACCTTCCAGGTTATCCCCGGTACCGTCGCCGTTCAGCAGCTGGCCTTCTTCCTTCAGCGCCAGACCGTACATGAGGCGGTTGTTGACGTATGACTGCAGCATTGGCGCATCGTCCATAACCTGACGTGACGCCTGCACCCAGTGAGCGATGGTCTTCACGTTCGCGGTCTGCTTGCTGAAGGTAATATCCGATTCAGGTTTCAGCGCTTTCTCGGCCACCACATCGGCGTTATTGGTAAACACCTCTTCACGGACGTATTCCAGGGAGTTACTGGAAATGCGTCCCTGCGCCAGCAGATCACGAATGGTCAGACGGCGCAGGCCCGGCATGATGATGCCTGGAACCTGCATCGGCTGGATCAGGCTGCCTGCAGAATCAGAATCACTGCCCAGCGACTTGTTAAAGGTTTTCGCGTCGAAGCTGCCTTTGCTGCCGTTCCAGGACTTCTGCAGCTCTTCCGCTGCGCGTTCGGAGAAGGATTTCTTCTCACCCGGATTTTCGGCACCAGAGGCCAGTTTCTGCTCAAGATCGAAGAGGCGAGTGCCGGATTTGTTCAGTTCTTCCTGTACTTTCGCAAGGTCGGACTGCAGCTGCTTAGAAACCTTGCCAGTGCTTTCGATTTCTGCTTTCTGCGCATCGAAAAGCTGGGACATTTTCTGCTGTGAATCTTCGATTGCTTTTTGAATGAGAGCGAGTTCAGACATAATTAATTACCTAAATTAGAAGGGAAAGATTTGATGCTCTGAAGCAGAGCGTTGATTTGTGCTTCGTTTCCGTCGCCCTCGGACTCGCTCCGAATCGCTGACTTAAACCGGGCTATTAACCCAACTGCCTGTGACTTGGTGAGCCCGACTGAATCCCTCAGCCAGTTCTCCACATCACGGATCGTTTCAATGCCATCGACACTTTTCATGGCTGCTATGCCAGCCTGTTCGTTGGCGGGGAAAGTGCAAACGCTGATTTCGCGCAGAGCCTGGATATTCTTAAAAATGCGGCCTGTTGGAATGATGGTGTAATCGTCTTTCGCAACGGAAAAGCCAACCGACATACCTTCAACTGTACCGTGCTGCATTGCCGCTTTCAGGTCGGCGGCGCCGCTGTGCCCTGGGGTAAGTTGACCGCGCACATACAGGCCTTTTTCGTCTTCGGCCAGGCTGTCCCATTTACCAACCGGCAGCTCCCACGTCTTGTGGTTGAAAAACATCGCCACTTTGCGGGTCTGGTTCGCCAGTGCATTTTTAAACGCCCCGGGCAGAATGATGTCGCCATCGGAATCGGTGTTATTAAAAACAGAGGCATAGCCTTCAAAAATCCCCTGTTTACCGTCACCGGTGAATTTGATTTCTGTCTCGTCGAAGGACAGCGTTTTTACGATTTCAGGCATTACGGCCCCCATAAAAATTAAGCCCCGTTATTACGGGGCTCTTTGTTGGTTCCTAAATCGGTGATCGGCACGTATTGCGACTGGCGCATTGCCACATCGCCACCCGGTAATGGCGGGAGGTTGTCCGTTCGTCGCATCTCGTTGATGGTGCGTAGCCCTGCCTCTCCCATTGCCTTCATAAAGGCAGCGCGGGATGCCGAATCGCCCCTCAGCAAGCCGTCGAGATTGTGCTCAGCATGAATGCGGCCAACATCCTTAGCAGGAATAAGCCACCGCTGAATGCTGTTTTCCCACCTGGAGATATAGGGCTGCAGGGTGTACTGCAGGAAGCCGAGATTCTGCTGCTCGATGCCCGATCCCCAGCTTGTTGATTTCTCGACGTCGCCGACAAGGTGAGGCGGTACGCCAAAGAATCGCGCCAGTTCGCTTACCTGAAATTTTCGGGACGCCATCATTTCGGCATCCTGCGGCGTTACACCAATTGCCGATGTGGAAAAGCCCGCTTCCAGAATCCAGAGGCGTTTTTTAACCGGACCGCCGGCTATCTCTTTGAAGTTCTCTTCAACCTGCGAGCGCTGCTGTTCAGTTAGCACTTTTTCGCCAGTTGAGAGGATTTGCGGAGACTTGGCGCCGTTGGCAAAGAAATCTCGCTGCTGGTCCTCCATCGCAACTGCCACACCTGCCGATTTACAGGCAAAAGCAATGGGTGACAGGCCGACAAGCCCGGTGAATCCGAAGCCTTTAAGGTGAAAAATCTCTCTCTGCGAAAAGTCGGCGTATTCGCTGTCGCGTTGATAGCGATAAACCACTTTTTTTCCGACGAGTTTCACATCCATATTGGCAGACTGAAGCGGGAGAAGGCTGATCACATCACCTGCGCTGTTGCGGTCCACCAGTGCATATGCGTTACCGTAGAAACAGAGCTGCATCGTCATGGCCTCCCTGAATTCCTGGGCGGTCATGTACTGATTCGGTGAGTAGCGCAGCAGTCGCGCCAACGGATTGCTCAAACCCACTTTTTTGCGATTGTCATTCTGGTCGGTTTCGAAGACATCAAGCGGTAAACATGCCGTGAGCGTTGAAATCAGGCTCACGCAGCGCCACACAGTCGAAATTTGCAGTATCCGTTCATCGTTAATGGATGAATCGCCCAAGTGTCCGTGGGCCGAAACAGGCCCCGTCTGTGAGCCCTGATTTGGGGTGACTAAACGCCCGCCGACAAACCAGGACTGCAGCCTTGCCCACCAGCCGTTATTGGTTCGCAGGTCAATCGTGTATTTAGGTTCTTCCATCACATGCTCAGCGGTCGGAAAATGAAGTCGTCGAAGTCACCACCCTGTTCGGTAACTTCCCCATTAGCAGCACCAACGGATATTGTCATTGCGACCATGCCATCAATACGGCCCGTTGCTTTGGATTTATCGAGCTTGCGGTTGCCAGCAGCATCTTTCACCACCACCGCATTCACAGCACACATCGTTAATACTGGGTGCATGCCATGCCTCACACGCCCGTTAAGCATCAGAGACTCCAGCGTGTCTACAGCTGGCCCCATATCCTTAAAGCCCTGCCCGAACTCGACCAGCGGGAGGCTCAGCCCAATGGCATCGGCATCCTTCCTGAACTGGTCAATGCGCCAGCGGTCAAAAGCCATCGAGGTAAGGTCGAAATCACCGATAATTTCAGCGATATCCGCAACGACGAATGAGTAATCCACCGAAGCGCCTGGCGTGGTGCGCAGCAGCCCCTCTCTCACCCAAACGTCATAGGGTGCGCGGTCCGTTTTGGTTCGCTCTTCAAGAGTCTTTTGCGGTGTCCAGAAGAAGGGGAAAACATCCCAAACACCATCATCTGCTTCACCAGCGATAACCAGCGCCGTTAAGTCGTTCCTGGCTGACAGATCCAGCCCCGCGTACCACTTCCTCGGCGTGTTAATCGGCATATCTCCGCAAAGCTCCCACACGCTGCGGGAGATAAACGGCGATACGGTAGACACTCGCTGATTGAGGTTGAGGTTTCGGAAGGTATTTTCGAAGCTTGGCATTCGGCCAGCTTTCTCAGCCTGGCGTGCCATGTCTTTTTCTGACCTGAATGTTCCCAGCGCCGGGTTCGCGGCCAGCCAGGACTCGCGTTTACTGATATCAGCGTCTTTTGGCGCTTCATAAACGTGGCAGACGATGTGCGGATCTTTCGATTTGACCGCATCATCAATCCAGATGCTCAGCAGGTCAGCATCGTTTGCCGCCTGCGTACTGATAACAATCAGCAGCGGGCTCTCATGGGCCCCCTGCGCGGTAGTTATTGCATCGATAAAATCATCCTGCGGACCCCTTACCTGCCCGGTTTCATCGAGAATGGCCAATATGGGGGAAAGGCCGTGCGTCGTCTTACCTTCTGCGGATAAAGCCTTGTATTCGACGTTACACGGCAGGCCGATCAGCTTTTTGCCGCTGGGCGTAATGTGCACAATCTCCTGCAACTTAGGGTTCAGGTTGACCATCTTCACCGCGAGGTTAAAAACGATGGCCGCCTGTTCCCGGCTAAGTGCACCGCTGACAATCTGCGTGTTCTGCACCGCTTCTGGCCCTATCAGGTGAGCGAGCAGGATTCCAGCAATTAAGCCTGTTTTACCGTTTTTTCGGGCGATGCTGAGGATCGCCATATCTGTTCCGGCTGGATTGTCGTAAACCGCCAGGATGAAATCTTTCTGAAAGGGGTCCAACCGCATAGGCTGGCCGATAAGCTTGCCTTCTGGCACGATGCAAAAGCGCTCAATGAACGCTATTACACGCTCACCTCGCGTCATAGTCTTTTATCCGTGCTTGGGAAAGGCGATCAGGTTGTCGTCCTGGTCCTGATGCTCGTTTTTGGTATTTCGTGCATCACGATCATTCTGATTGCGTTTCTTCTGGTCGCGGCTTTCGCCGTTGGTTGCGTGGGAATGGATCTGGAGGTCACGGCGCTGAGCCAGAATAGTTCGCTGCAGCTCAACAATCTGCTTGCGTAGGTCTTTGATAAGACCTTCGTCGCGGCCCTCTCCGCGTGTTCGCTCTTCTTTGCGTAAATCCTTACGTAAAACCGTTATATATAGCTGGTTATTTGCCAGTTCTACAGCGGCCAGAAGGTCGGCCGGCGTCCAGTTGTCCAGAGCTTTCGATCTGATATTGTCATGCCAGAATGGTTCGGCTTTTTTTTCCAAACCTGCATGGGACGGAGGATCGATGGTGTCCACTGCTGCATTTTTCATGGCCTGAACCGCTGCCGCCGAACTGTCGGAACGGGTTCGTTTATCTGCCATATGTCAACACCTTAAAACTAAAAAAAATCGGGTTAGCGTTAAAATCAAACTTTGGCGGCGGTCATTTGGGGCAAAGGTTTTGAAGATTTGATCCCCCCCCTGCCCTGATACGATTCACTCCCATTTGATATAGTTGCATTTGAAATGATTTCATATGGTAGGTAATCAGTTTGCCGCCGCGCTATGCCGAATGTTTGTTTACCTGTTCGAGTTTCTGATCACCTTTCCCGTACTCAGACCACACGTGCCCTGAGACGGTCAGTGTCGGTACGTTCTCGCCTACGGTGTGAGAGAACTGGATAGAGGTAACACTCTTCATCTCCACGCCATCAATCGCCAACTGAACAAACTTACCGTCGCGGTATTCAATAATGAGGTCTTTCATTACGCCCTCCAATGAGACGCAAGGTCGAGCGGGTAGCCGTTGACATCACAGCCTATTACCGCCCCGCTCTTCTCCATTCTCTGTTTCGTTGAGTCATGATGTGCTTTGCACAATGGCTGCCAGTTATCTTTACTCCAGAACAGGAGCTGTGCTTTCGATATGGCCAGCGGGTTACCTGACTTAAGCGCATCTTTGAGTTTGTGGGGTTCGATATGGTCAACCACCGTCGCTGGTGTTATGCGCCCCTGCTGCTCGCACATAACACAGAGCGGGTGCTGCTGCAGGAAGCGAAGGCGTGCTTTATCCCAGCGACTTCCATATATGCGTGGTTCTCTCATGTTGTATTCATCAAATTAATTGCCGCTTTGCCCACTGAGAATTATCTTAAGAACTCCTCATTATTACAGGAGTTCAATATGACCAGTTATACAGTGCGCGTAGAGTTACATGATGCAGAAGGAAGTGATTACGATGACCTGCATGAAGAGATGGCTAAGCAGGGTTTTTCTAAAACTATTCTACTAAATGGGGTCGAGCATGACCTTCCGACTGCAGAATACTCTTTGATTGAAAATGGAACCACAGCGTCCGCTGTTTTAAAAAAAGCTAATACAGCAGCCCAAAAAGTTCAGTCGGAACCAAAGCCTTCAATCATCGTTACAGAAACAGAAAAGCCCCGAATGACTTCTGGATTAACTAAGTCTAAATAACTATCTTTAGCCCGATTGCAGTCGGGCTTTTTTATCCCAGTCTCCATGCGCGGCGTCGTTCTGTCCTCGGCTCGTTGTCAGGGTGACGCTCGACCGTCGGTATGTCGGCGTGGTCCACCAGCGAATAACACGGGTATATAACCCTGCCACCGAATGCCTCACCGACGGCGTAATCAGCTGCCAGCGTTTTATTCCATGCGCTGAGCATGCGAGCCAGGCTGCCTTGAGGAGGGCTATAACATACGCCGTGAATCAGCTTGCTTAATACGATGTGGTCACCACAGACGCGATCCGCATCCACCAGCATTCCGGCTATCTCTTTCTGATACTGCGGCGGTCGGCCGGTACCGAGATAAAAGCTCAACATGTCGTCAGGGAAACGCACCAGCCAGTCAGTTACCTTTTCGCTGAATCCCTGCACCAGCAGCGCGTCGTCTTCCAGCACGACTACACGGCAAGGTTGCTCAACAGCCCATTCGATAGCGCGCCGGTGATTCCAGTTCGCACCGTGATTCCCTTCATCAATAAGAAGGTGTGCGCCAAGTTCACCAGCTAGCAAAGCTGCTGAGGAAAAACGGGAATGGTGACCAACTACCACGTACTTCACTTGTGTTTCCAATATGCCACCTCTTTCCCGATGCCATCCGTTTTGAAAACTGTGTGAACCTTAGGGCCTGTGACTATTCGATCACCGAATGACTTTGCGGCCACGCCGAACGCTCCCATATCTACCAGCGTTGCGGGTGCTTTCTCCATCTTCCAGAAGCGATGGCTCTCTATCCGGTAGTAAAGGCGGATGATCGTGTGTGCAAACTCCATAATGTCTGCACGGATGCCACCAAGCAAACCAGCATTAAGCAGTGGTTCATCACGATGCTGCTCGATGAAATCGCTATACGCTTTGCCGTGGTGATTAGTCTTCATCCATTCATCGGAATACGTCTTGTGCTCTGATCCAACGTAAATTTTACCCGACTCCATTTCTGCCCAAGGTTCCCGCAGCATTTCAACGTCAGTACCGTCGGTACACCAGACGAAGCGATATTCAGGATGCGCTCTCAGGTGCTGATAGATATGCAACCAGCGTGCAAAGTACGGGCTCATGCTCACTGCAGGAACTGACACGAGAGTTGCACCTTCCGGCGCTGAAGTCAGTTCGTCTGCCAACACTACAGCTTTTGCACCACGAATAGAGCGGGACCACACCTGCAATAATGCCGGGTCGGCGGCCATTTTAACTTTGCGCTGCGGGTCGGGCTCACTTGTCAGGAGCGAGGTTAGCACCACATCATGCTGCTGCAGATACGGGGCATAGCCTGTATAACCAATATCCCGGCGGGCGCTGTAGATTACGGCATTGGACTTCGCCAGGCTCTCGCGCTCAGGCCGGGGGATAGAGCGGGTCACCTCTTCATACTCGTCCATCGAGTGAATCAGCTTTTCTGAGCCAGCCACATCAGCGAATGCCCAGGTCGATAATCCGGCGTTGTAGATTCGAAGCGCTAGGTCGGGATGCTCGTACATACCACGACCGTACACCGGATCGAACCCGCCTACCTTCTCAATGGCGCTGCGGTGGTAATACAGCATCACGCCGCGCTGTCCGGTGTAAGCGATGTGCTTATCATCGCGGTACAGCACTGCCATGTCGTTTATCTTGCGAGGACCAGCAAGATCGAGAAACTGATAAGCCAAGTGCGGCTCTGGTGATTCGATATAAGGCAAGTACCAGTTATCGGCAATAGGCCAGGCGTCATCATCCCACAGGAAGAGATGCTCACATCCTGCATCCATAAGCGCGGTCAGGCTGGCGTTCTTCGAGGCGACAATGCCCAGCGATGATTCATGGCGAAGCAGCTGCACGCCGTTCGGCACTACTGCCGCAGGTTTTGAGCCATCATCGTTCACCACCACCAGCGCACCGGCTGGCAGGTGCTTCATGTGCTGTTCAAGCGCCCGCTTCAGGACTTCGGCGCGCTGATGTGTGGTTATAGCAATGCCGATCCGTGATGAAACGAGGCTGGCGGGTGCGTATGGGACACCATCAATAGTGACCTGCATATAACCTCCGCATACTATCAGCTGAATCTTTGCCAAATAATTCCACCAGCTAAGCATTCATTGTGAATGGCTTTGCGGATCGTTTTCGCTAAATCATCCAGCGCCGCACATTCAGCAGCGTTTTTCAGTGTGTTTTCGATCAACGCTTCAATGTTGGTATCAACACCAGGTTTAACTTCGAACTTATCGGCACTGACGGTTACCTTGTTCTGCGCTAGCTCATCATGCTGGATACCAAGGCTGATGTTGTAGATATTGGTCACCGGCTGAGGTGTTTCGATTGCCGCTGCGTGGATAGCACCATTTGCAATAGTGGCGTCCTTGATGAATGGCACTCCATTGCGAATAATTTTGAAGGAGACGGTGTCACGAATACGCTGGTCCAGCTCGTCGATTGCCTTTTGTGCAGCAGAGGTATCAATCTCAACACCAAGTGCCATCGAAGCGCAATATTGCTGCTTACCAAAACGCGTACTGACTAGGTGTTCAACGGCAAATTTCTGTCCTTCGGATGTCAGAAAGGTAAAGTGATTTTCTTTCTGGTATTCAGTTGCTGTATGTCTGGTTTCAGCAAACCCCAGCTCGCGCAATTCGGCGGTACCAGATTTAGACGGCAGGTCACCTGACAGCAACGCGCCACGGAAAAACAGCGCATAGAGCACGTCAGTAGCAGCGCCAGACAGCGTAATGATTTTGTTACTCATGATACGTTTCCTTTTAGGCGTGAGTCTGTCGCACGGCGAAACCGCCGAAAGTTAACGGTTTGCCCAGGCTCACAGCTGAAAGACTTTCTATGATGTGCGCGTGCGATGCGCATAAAAAACCCCGCTATCGCGAGGCTATAGGATTGTTATTTGACTCTCTCACCGAATCGTAAATGCGTTCACAAGTCATCCCGGCGGCATAGCGTTCGTCAGCGATTCCAGCATAAAATTTAGCTTCTGCTGCAATATCTCCGAGCATGTCGGCGAGCATTCTGGCGTCGGCGTTGGTTGTTTTGCTTCGGACGGTAGCGGCAAGATCTGCGGTGTGCTTTTCGGCGTCCAGGCGGGTAGCGAGTTTTTTGGCTTGTTGCTGCAGCTTGCTAACAGTGGCAGGCAGACCAGCAGCAGTGGCAGCAGATTTAGCGGCTTTCGCTTGTGCATCTTTTACGGCCTCATCACGGGCAATTATGCGCCCTTGTTCAATCATGCGGGCGGCAGTCTGCGCGTTTACTGTTCGCGATGATTCCGCGCTATTACGGTCAGCCCACTTCTTTTCCCAGCCCCGATCACTCCAGACATTTCCGGTGATAAACGCACCTACCACCAGCAATAGTAGCGCCAGTGGTTTCCAGTATTGTTCCACCAGCGGGATATTCATGATTATCCCGCCAGTTCGACTGCGCGAACAAACGTATCGAATCCGTAAGGCTGGCTACCGTTCTCGTGCTTAATGATTGCCTGTAGCAATTTCATCATGAAACGGCTGTCGCTGGTATCGATGCGCTGGTCGGGGGTAACGCCCGCCGCCTGAGCCACGCTGTTGATATACGCCTGTGTGTTGTTCTCGTTTGGCGGTGCCCAGCGTTTGATAATGCCGCTTACAGTGTTCAGACCATGCTGGCGCTGGTAGTTGCGCAGGATGATGATCATCGCCCGGATACCATACTCAGGCGTGGTGAACTGGCAAAATGATTTATCGGTGCGCTGTGTTTTGGGTGCCAGGCCCTGCCATTCGTCACCCCAGCGGATATTGCCGGGATTATTGTTGCGGATACCGCGGGAAACATTACTGGTTGTCATCGGTCACCCCTGCCCTTTTTTTGAGTGCGCTGATAGCGATTTCGCGCAGTTTGTCTACGCCGACGAATCCAATCACACCACCGACGAACGGTGATATCGATACAGGAAGGCCAACCACATCAAGCGCGCTGGTGATGCATAAAGAAAGGGCGCCACAAAGGACGCCCTCAAGCCATTTATTTTTTCGCGTTGCACCGTCATATATCAGACGACCATAGGCAATGAGTCCGGCCATTGACGCCCCCAGAATCTGGGGCCACGCATTTTTGAGTCCGGTCAAAACCGCAGCCCAGAATTCAGGGTTCTTGTCATTCATTTTCATAGCCTCACCTCGCATAGTTAGCGGGTGCTGTTTGTAGTAAGGGAGCAGGCTTCACGGGCTGGATTTATCAACAAAGCACGCAGTGAGTGATACCCGTGAGCCTGAAATGAAAAAGGCCACGCAAATGCGCAGCCTTTATAACGAGAGTTTTATTATTCGGAGGCACTCCATCCAACAAACCACCCACGGTTGCCAGGATTTTAACGGAGTGCTTTTGGATGAGCGCTGAACCAGAAGGTCAGTGTTTTTACACAGCAATTTTGCAAAAAGCAGCGCTCATTCAAAACTGGAGCGGGCAGCGGGAATCGAACCCGCATCATCAGCTTGGAAGGCTGAGGTAATAGCCATTATACGATGCCCGCATGGTCCGCCACCGAGGGCTCGAACCTCGCACCGTCAACTTAGAAGGTTGATGCTCTATCCCGATGAGCTAGTGACGGCTGGTGGCCCTTGCTGGACTTGAACCAGCGACCGGGCGATTATGAGTCGCACGCTCTGACCAACTGAGCTAAAGGGCCGAGAACCAGATAGTACATAAGCAAAACTAACCATGCAAACTATACGGTTCCAGTGGTTGCCGATTATCCTGTCTGATATTGTTAAATCGCCAAAAGTAACCACATCAGACAAGGAGATGTTATGTCCGAGTACCATAGCTTGCTTCACGTCATCAGATCACGTGTATGTGAAAACAGAAATATGTCTCACTCCGCTTATTATCAGGGAAGCCTGCAGGACAATTAGATCAGAAACAGAACGGCTCTAATATTCACCCTTGAGATGATACTCCACCAGCACAGAATAAAGTATGGAACCATTTTCAATCCACTGGAGGGGAAAGATGCGCTCTATCATATGATCTTTATGAAAACACACTGGCTGCCATCCGATATCAAAAACCTCACTCTTGAGGATGCCTTATTCGTCATGACCTGCTCCCCGTTGATTAGTACACCCCGATGTTAGTAATGTCTTCATAAGCCACATGAGGACATCCCCATGAAGAAGCGTTTTTCCGACGAACAGATCATCAGTATTCTCCGCGAAGCCGAAGCTGGGGTACCCGCCCGTGAACTCTGCCGCAAGCATGCCATTTCCGATGCCACGTTTTACACCTGGCGTAAGAAGTATGGCGGTATGGAGGTGCCTGAAGTTAAGCGCCTGAAGTCGCTTGAGGAAGAGAACACCAGACTCAAGAAGCTGCTTGCCGAAGCCATGCTGGATAAAGAGGCGCTTCAGGTGGCTCTTGGGCGAAAGTACTGACGACAGACCAGAAGCGGGAAGCCGTGATGTTGATGTGTGATGCGACCGGTCTGTCGCAACGTCGTGCCTGCAGGCTTACAGGTTTATCCCTGTCGACCTGCCGCTATGAGGCTCACCGTCCGGCTGCTGATGCGCATTTATCAGGGCGCATCACTGAGCTGGCACTGGAGCGCAGGCGTTTTGGCTACCGTCGTATTTGGCAGTTGCTGCGCCGTGAAGGGCTTCATGTTAATCATAAGCGCGTGTACCGGCTTTATCACCTCAGTGGCCTGGGCGTAAAACGCAGAAGACGTCGTAAAGGGCTGGCAACAGAACGTCTGCCGCTGCTCCGTCCGGCGGCGCCCAATCTGACCTGGTCGATGGATTTCGTCATGGACGCACTTTCCACCGGTCGCAGGATCAAGTGTCTTACCTGCGTCGATGATTTCACAAAGGAATGCCTGACGGTCACTGTTGCCTTTGGGATTTCAGGCGTTCAGGTCACGCGTATTCTGGACAGCATTGCACTGTTTCGAGGCTATCCGGCGACGATAAGAACTGACCAGGGGCCGGAGTTCACTTGCCGTGCACTGGATCAATGGGCCTTTGAGCATGGTGTTGAGTTGCGCTTAATCCAGCCGGGCAAGCCAACGCAGAACGGATTTATTGAGAGCTTTAACGGACGATTTCGCGATGAATGTTTGAATGAGCACTGGTTCAGCGATATCGTTCATGCCAGGAAAATTATTAATGACTGGCGGCAGGATTATAACGAATGCCGCCCGCACTCCACGCTGAATTATCAGACACCGTCTGAATTTGCAGCGGGCTGGAGAAAGGGTCATTCTGAGAATGAAGATTCCGACGTTACTAACTGAGTGTTGTATCTAATCGTGGGGGCAGGTCAGTCATGCAAGAGGATCTGAGAATGGAGAACCTTTCCAGTGATGCGCAAAATGCTCTAAAGAACTTTAATCTACCTTCTGTAGCTTTTCAGTTTGAGGATTTTCCAGAAGCGGATTGGAACTATACGGAAAACTCAACATTCCTTCGAAGCCTGATGCTGAAAGTAGACCAATAGACGCGGTTATTTCCCCCAGCCGCTTTTCAAGAGAGGCTTTTTCTTTTACCAAGCGATTGAGGTGAGCAAGGTGAGTTTTCTGCTGTCCAAGCCAGTCCTCAAGCTGCTCAGTTGTCATGCCCGGGTTGAAAAAATACGGCTGCTGCTTACCGTCTTGCATTGCAGACCTCCTGAAAAGGAAAAACCCCGCCGAGGCAGGGTTTCAATGATTAATTTCGTTTGGACGGTATCTTCCACGATTAGAAGCATACAGGACAATTTTATGCAAAGTCAACACTAACGTGCAAAAAAGTGTCGCCATTTGCTCCGATCATATTAATAAATTGTTGCCTTCTCGAATTCTACAGCCGCGTGACGCTCCCCTTGGCGCAGAGTGTCCACCAGCATTTCATAGAATGGCTTCCAGTTACGCGACCATGAGGACTGATGGAGATCTGGGAGGCGCTTCAGAATGGCGCGGTGTACCGTCGCAGAGGAAACAGCAGAGAAGCCATTGCCAGAGCAACGTTCACACATTTTTAATACTGGCGCACCACGTTCTTTTGTCGCAATGCGATCCAGCACCTCGCCTTTACCGCCACAACGACAACGGGCGCTAATCGTTCCCTTGCCTTCACAGGCATCGCAGACGGCTGGAACAATCTCTGTAACCTCTGTCCACAACTCCCAGTCTGACGGACGAACGGCGCGGGAACGGCTGGCCCAGTATGGCGCTTTACCCCACGGGTACGAAACCTTACGGGTGACCTGCTCGCGTGTGGTTCGTCCGGTACCGCTGCAGCTGTGACATGTCACGCTAGTTGCCGCAGAACGGGAGTATTCAGCAAAAGCAAATTGCGCCAGTACCTGCATACACCATCCAAGCTCGCTCCCTGCGGCTTTGCGCACATTCCTAGGTGCTGACTCCATCGCATAACGCGCCAGCGCCTGAACTGCGAGCTGTTCATCCGTTTTGCTGATTCCCGCTTTACCGAAGAACGCCGCCAGGCCGAACCGCGCACGGCTGCTGGTCACTCCGATCCCGGTCATAATGTCTGTACCGTTCAGGCGATTTGGCGATGTGCTTTTCACGTCGTCGCTGATAGGCATCCCCTGAGGGCTGAAATGTTTAAGGGCAGACTCAAGCTTCATAATAATTTCCTCCGGAGACGGGATGTCTTTATTATCCCACTTATTGCAATTCACATCCATTTTGATGCAATAAATGAAACGTAACTAATCACCCTGATGAGAGCCAATCAGATTCAGATAAACGCCATCCTGACGCCTGCCCATATCTGCAAAGTTCTCATTCTCCAGATACCATTTCAGTACATTCAGGGCCTCCTCACGGCTTATTGGTCTTATGATTTCCAGTTGTTTTTCCAGCCAGTTTTCCCTGTGCCAGATGTGTGAACTCTCCCATGCGTATTCGTCGGGGTGCAGTTCTTTGTATGCGGCCACCCGCATCTGCGACAACCAGTTCCAGTACTGGTATTCCCGAACTACATCGCTGAGGGTATAAGGAGACGGAAGTACGTCCGTATAAATAAACTCTCCGTCACCTTCCAGCATGAATTCACAGTAAATCTCCAGGTAAGCCCCATAGAGGGATTCAATGAGACACTCTGCCGGAACAGGATCAAAAACAGCCTCATGGCTGCCAAAAACTCCACGGACCTTCGCGGCCTTCTCTCGCTGTAATTTCGCATTGCTGATGAAGTGCTGTGGGTTATCGAGCCACATTGTCGATAACACGGAGGTCCAGCCCGCGCCGCTCTGCTGCAGGTATCGCGTATATCGTTCCTGCGCCTCTTTCGGCGTGATGGTCAGTTTCTCGAGGGCTGCTTCCGCTGCAGCAATATGGGCGGGCTCGCCTGTATTGATAACCTCCAGCACCCACAGGTACGCATCCGTCTGTTTATGTCCGGTGATAACCCGTTGCGGTGGCAGAGGTTTAATTGTCGCCAGTTCGGTACTGTATTTCGGCTCAGGAATGGTGAACAGCGTCTGGTGCTCAGGATTGTCGCGAAATAACCCGGAACGGCGACAGATACTTTTCACCGTATTAATGTTCATTCCCGTTTCACGCGAAATTGATTTATAACCCAGTCCGCTGCGTTTCAATCTGATAATGTTATCTTTCATTTCTTTGTTCACTTGCACACCCAGTATGCGGGCGGGTCTCCCCGCCCTCCGGTTATCAGAAAGGGACATCATCCGAATAATCATCACCCGGGGACGGTTGCACACCGGCGTCTTTCTTCCTGCTTCCGGGACGTACTGTTTTAGAACTGATCACCGAATCAGCCACCATCTGGTAACCCGTCTGCAAGACACCATTATTCCCCTTCCACTGGCTGGCCTGCATATTGCCCGAAACACTAATCAGGTCACCCTTCTGATGCTTCAGCAGATAATCAGCCTGCTTACCGAACGCCGTTACCGCCAGCCAGAATGTCACTTCACCGCTCTCAACATCCCTACAGGGAAGTGCCACCGCCAGCCGGGTAAATGCCATGTGGTTACCGTTACTGATGGTTTTACTCTGCACATCAACCACCAGCCGGCCATGTGCTGCAATATGTGCTGTCATTGCCCCTACCCCTCATCAAGTTGAACCAGTAAATATGATCGCATACGGATATTCCCCAGATGCCGGAGCCGTGGGGTGAGCGTCTGATACCCTTTATCGCTGGGTGATTTTTTCAGTATTCCGGCGTCACACAGCGTGCGGGCAAACTGAGCACTGTCGAATCCCTTCGCAACTTCAGCCTTGAACACTGCAGGCAAGACATAAAACAGAACCGGATCATCATTGTGATCTCCTTTATTCCGGTATCCGGCCAGTTCGCTTATCGGCATACTTTGTTCGTCATAAGGCAGCGGGGCGAATCGTCGCATACCGAAAGTGCTCAGAAAGCTCACCGCCTGTTCAATAATTTGCTCAATTTCTTTGTTGCCGGTACCAAACACGCCGATCCAGGCGTTGTAACTGTGCTGAATGGCATCCCGGCACTGCTGTTCATCCCAGCCGGTAATTACCTTCCCGAGTAGCAGAGCCGCCTCAAGAATGGCAAAGCGGGATGCCACACGGTGGACCTGTTCGCCGTAATCTGCAGGGACCAGACTGCGCCAGCGTTCTTCTGCCTGACGGACAGCGTTAGTGGCTTCTTCCCTGTGTTCAGCAAGCCACCGGATCCACTCACGCCCGGCTGCGCCATAGTTGTTCTGATACGCATCCTTAATAGCATCAGCATGCTGCTTGCCATTCTTGTAGCCGTGAAAGACCGTGGCACGACTCATGGGAATATTCAGCAGGCGTACCAGTTGTCCGGCTTTAGCCTTGCGACCGGCTCCCGCCACGAAGGTTTCCATATCAACCTCCCCAGTACTGACTGCCACCGTGCGCCAGCGTTTAAGTTCGCGGTTGCCGCCTTCCTTCGCCCCCTGCAACTTCCCGGTACCATTGAAAAGCGCATAGGCTGACTTCCAGACTTCCACCGGGTCTGCCCCTTGCCCGATTTCGTCCAGCGGCATCAGCGCATCATTGTGTGCCGCCGCTTCATTTGCCAGTCCCAGCGCTGTCCCGTACCAAGTCAGGCGCAATACATCCGGATTGCCATACAGACTGGAGGCAACGTTAGCAGTGGTGGTTTTGCCCGCGCTGGACTGCTCATAGAAATGCAGGCCGAAACCATCTGCGCCCGTTAATCCGATCAATGGGGCCGCCAGTGCAGCCGCAACCGCCGTCATCATTGAATAGTTACCGTTCGCGAGAGCCGCCACGCTTTTGCGCCAGCCTTCCACATCCCCTTTCATAATGTACCCGGCGGCGGCTGAACTTCGTCCGTTAAAGAGCACTGGGTGTTCAGGCTTCCCGATAATTTCACCATCCGGCATGATGTAAGCGCCACACTGCCAGCCCGTTGCATGAGCAACCCGCCAGAGTTGCCCGCTGCCGCTGCGCTGCATCCAGTCTGCCAGAATGGCCCGCAGGTTATTTTTGGTCGTGACATTCGCGCCTCCGGCCTTAAGCAAACGCCATCCCTCACGTTCACCGATATCTGCTTGCGGGACAGCCCGGGTCAGAGGCTTCTCTTCGCCTTCTGGCTGCCAGCGCACAATCAGATAGCGATCCCGACCATCCGTGCCAATACTCACGACATCCAGAGGAGAACATAACCAGCTTTCACTGGTGATAACTTCGCCGCTCTCCTTATCCACTTTTGGTGTTACCCAGAAAACGCCATCATCACGGCTTTCGACGCGGGGTTTCAGATCATCCTCCGCAACCGGCGCATTCTTTTTCTTCATGGATGAAAGGGAAACAACGGTACTGTCGCCACTTTCAGCGTCGGCTTTCAGAACCGGAAGACGGTCCGTCCAGTTTTCCAGAAGCTCCTGACTCTCAGAGTAAAGACGGGCCTCCTGAACCCCCGCCAGCGCCAGCTTTGTTGCAATCTGGCTGATTTGCATTTCAGAAATTGCCCCGGCCCGGTAGACGCGGACATACCGCCTTCCGGCATTAACAATATTCAGGCTGTCGAGTTCCTCAAGCTGCTTCTTCCCGAGCCAGACCGGAGGAACGTCATCACCGATGGTGTTGTGTTGCTGCCAGTCCTGTGCAAAAGCCCACGCTTTATCCCCGGCAAAAATAATCGCCTCTGCAAACGGATCCGAAGGCAGTTTGTTCATGTTGGGTGCGTTCTTCATCGTCTGCCTCTCAGTGAGCCACTGGCGCAGCCGGAATGCCTTCCGTCCTGAGCGTTTCAATAAAGCTGTCGTGAAGGAGGGCCATACCTTTAAGCCCCTCTTCAGACATATCGATCCCGGTGACAGGGCTGATATCGATCATGCTGCGGTAGATTGCCGAGGCCATTTCAGGGGCTTTGTTCGCCGGGAACATTTCGTATGCCAGTCCCTCAATATGGTTTGCCAGAGCAAAGCGCTCAGACCACGGATAAATGACAATACCCCCATGATCTCCGCTATAAATTGCAACTTCCTCCAGGTCTCCCTGCTCATTCTTCACTTCGACGGTTCCGTTGGTATCAAACATTTCACAGACAAATACGGCGGCCACCACCCAGCGCCAGAGCATCAGATTCTGTTCATAACTCAAAATAAAATCCCCGGCGTGCATACCGTGCCAGAGGGAGGCAACCAGACGCAGTCCATTCACTAAATCCGTGTCATACTCTCCGCTGTCGAGTTTCTGAATATCAGTTTCCGGGACGGCAGTATTGCCTCCGCTCTGCTGGCGATGGAAATAAAGGGCTACGTTTTTCTCGGCTTCCAGACGGCTCATCAGAATATATTTTTCTGTCTGACTGTTTTCACCAGAGAAATAATTATTTTTTGTTTTACGCATGATAAATCTCCAGCCCAAAGTTATTATTTTTCGGATTATCCAGTGCGGCAGTCACTGCCTCTTTCATAACTTCATTCATAAACTCAACACCTTCAGATGTGAGGCGGCTGCAGTCTTTCGTCAGCATCCCGGCGTAAGTGTCGTTCAGCATCTGCAGTCCTTTATCACTGCCAAACTTACGCAGGCACTGGAGTTCGATACTATTGATGAGGCAACTGCTGATGGCTGACTCTGTCAGATTATCGAGAGCCACAACCTGTCTTTTCACCATCAGGTTAAGTACTGCCGAACCGTTATTACGCAACCGGCAATAATGAATAAAGGCATCGGCAATATGTTTTCGGTTTAATTCAAGAGAGTTATTTGACGTTTTCATAACTACTGTTCTCCTGCCATCAGGATGAGTGATTCCCCGACCTGATGGCCGTTATTTTTCGGATTAAATTTATGTCGCTATGCTGGAGTTATTTCTCGATATTTTGCCTGCGTTCACGAATACTGAAATCCGCTTCATCTGCATTAAATTTCAGAGCAGAAGCAATACCCGGCAAATACATCATCATTTCGCCCAGATTACGCAAATCCTCTTTAGCCATTTCACCTGTGTATTCTTTATTATCACAGGCCCAGAACAGGATATTGCCGACAGAACCCAGCCCGGACATAATCCCTTCATATGCACCTTCGGAATGCATGCGAATACAGGACAGGGTTTCATCATCTTCTTTATCTAAATCACAACGTGTCAGTAACTGTTCGATATTGCTCATACCGGCTCTCCCCAGAAATCGATGAGTTCAACACCATACACAGCCACCCATGCCTCACGCGGCCATGATTTAACGAAGCCAAACTGCGCGTCCGGCACTTTATGGGGTTCCTGCCCGTTTTCCTGACACCACTTTTTCAGGGGACGCCATCCATACTCAATATCAGTGACGTTTTTCACTGCCTTCACCGTGGCATGCTTCCCTGATTCGCCCAGGCGTTCTGCCAGTTGTTTCGATTTACGCACGGCAGCAGATGCAGTTGCCATCGCAGTTGCCTCCCGGCGGCTTCCGATTTCGGCTTTGGTACGCTCGGCTTCGTCAGCGCGTGCTTTTTCTGCCAGACGTCCCTGCTCTGACGCCATCGCAATCTGGAGAATTTCCATGGTGGACAGTTCGCGCTGAACGGGAGCAGGCTGATAACGCGCTTCAAGCTTGTCAACCAGTCCACGGCGCACCGCCTTTGACTCACGGGCAGCAACGCGAAGAGCCTGCTTTATCTGCATGATGATCCCCTCAGACGGGCGTCCGCCCTTACTGCCCTGAGGTTTTACAAAAGTTTTGTAAAACTCCCCAACCAGTTCATCCTTAATTCGATCGATAAAGACATTATTGCGAATCGGTTTTTCACCGCATTCAACGCGGGTTTCGTTCACCATTTCCAGCAGCGTATCCGAATCAATTTCGCCGGAAGTTTCATCCGCGCTAAAGCCAGCCATTAATGCAGTTTTATCAGCCATTGCACACCTCGTGTTCATTTCCCGTCTGCTCACCAAGATCCAGTGCGTTCGTTGACTGTTGCGTCAGATGGGCTGCAACATCCACAAGTGATATCACGTACATCTGAAGATTCTTCTCCCAAGAACCGAGAATGCGAGTAGCACAATTCATCAGATCCAGAGAGCGTTGCAGGTTGGTCAACACATCTTTATCAGTACGGTAAATATGTGGCTTATCCATTGTCAGCCTCCGCAGCTTCACGGGCTATCCGTTCAATAAGACCGATAATTTCGAGACACAACTCCTCTTCTTCTGCACTGGAAGTGAGAAATCCCGCGGCAGATGCAAGCGCCTGAATCTTATGCAAAGCATCAAGGCCAACCCCGACTTTAACGTTGCGCATTGTATACCCCCTGTTCAGGTGTGACAGACCAGCCAGCCCGACGGGCCATTTCGAGGAACGATGGCAGCGTTGCAACATGCTCCCCATTCACCAGTGGGTAATCGCACACATGGCGGCCTTCTTTGAGCTGAACCACCACGCGCCCTGTGAAATTTGGTGAAACGTGAAGGTTCACATTCGCGACAGTATTCAGCCCTTTCATCAGCATCAGCTTCGCAAAATCCGCAGCATCACCGTGCACACTACAACCAAAACAGCGGAAGGTCTGGTCTGCAGGATCAACCGTGAATGATGGCGTTTTCTCGCTATGGAGCGGACAAAGACCAACATAGTTTTTACCTTGTTTCTCAAGCTGAACGTGCTGGCCAATGATTTTGAGGATGTCACTCATTACCTGCCTCCTGCGCTTTTTTAGCGACCTCTTCAATCTGCGACATAAGGATCCCAGCTAGTTCGATTCGGGCTGGCGTATCAGTCAGAAACTGAGCTGCGCGTGCAAACGCCTCAATTTCGATAAGAGCGTCCGTTTTGGTGAGTTCAGACATGCGCCACCTCCCGAACACCTGAGGTACAGGTATCGAAACGTTGCTCGAAAATCCAGGTGAAGTGATCACCACCGTCCATCAACTGGAGGCGACATGGAGCCTTAGTGCGGATCTGCGCAGCGAATACCAGATTCCAGCCGGGGAAATGTGCGCGGGCCTGTTGCTCATTGTTGGCTTCAGCACGCAGGACAACAGGCGTGGTGTTGGTTTTATCTGACGGAGTTCCCAGAAACAGGTATGTGAATTCCGGGCGAGTTTGGGTATCATGTGAACATGCCATAATGTTACTCCAACTAACGTTGTGGTTAGAGGCCCAACCGGATTGCCGTCCGAGTTGGGCTTCGAATACTTCAAGGTGTATTTCACCAATAAAAGAAAGGCTACCCCAAGGTGAAATACACCGCAAGTCTTTTTTTAATCTTTTTTTTGCGTATACTGACATACACCAAACCCAAGGAGCGTCAGTAATGGCAACAGGTGCAAAGAACGGAAAATCACAAATGACCACCGTACGAATCCCCCATGAAGTGATGGAAGATATAGAATCACTCAAGGAGGAAGGCGAGAGTACAGCTGGTTTTTTAGTTACTGCAGCAAAAGGTGAAATCAAACGCCGACAGCGTAAAAAATCAAAAGATGATCCAGTCCAGTGATTGTTCTGGTTTTCAAAGGCAACGTTCGCAGCGTTGCCTTTTTCTTTGTGAGCACGGGATGCGCCAATAGTTAAGCCGCTCATTCAGATACCTCGACTTTCCCGCCACCAATCAGCTCAAACGAAAACTGGCGAAAATCCTTTACCAGCTTTTCTGCCTTATCCAGTAAAGGCAAATCATCCTGCCGTTGGCGTAATCGGCGTCCAGCATCAGACGAATCCTCATCAGATGCTTTTCGAGCAGATGACACGATATTTTCCATTTGCTGAATGGTATAGACGAGATCACCGTTAATGTTATGCTCGAGTTCTGTCATGTAATCGAAGATTTGCGCTTGCAGCTCGTAGTCGTAACTCATTGCCATTAGGCAGGCTTCGCGTTTAGGGAAATTATAAATCTGGCGGGTTGCCTGGGCTCCATTGCCAGCAACATAAATATCATCGGCTAAAAATCCAGCCGATGTCTCACCAAGTACTTTCAGCACTTTCGGCATAAAGTTCTTATGAGATAGCTTGCGATATTTCTTGCATGGGAACGATAATCCCTCTGCTTCCGCTTTTACTTTACGATTTGCATTAATGTAATCGACCATTTCAAGACTGCTCATAGTAGGTGCAGAAATAGCTACTTGGCCGATTTCAGATTGAACGAGTCCCTGCCCGGAGAGGACATTTAATTTATTCATGACTATTTACCTGTCGTTAATTAGTTGGTAACTGTCGCGACAATCGGATCATAATCAGATGCGAACGCAACGACACGCAACAAACGCACATAGGGTGTTCATGATTGATTAGGCCACCTCCTTGCGCGATTCTTCGATGCGCTGGTTAATCCAGTCATCAACTTCACTTTCGACAAAGGCGATGGCGCGAGAGCCAATTTTGACAGAGGAAGGGAATTTACCTTGCCCCATAAGTCGATAGATCCAAGCTTTGCTGTAGCCAGTGCGGCGCTGAACTTCTGACAGGCGGATTAAAGATTGAGACATATTTACCTCGTAACGTCTATTGCGGTTTACGAGGTAAATGATGGCATGAAAATTTCGCAAACCATTGCAACATTAGGGCTAATGGCTACTTGTAAGGAAATACTATGAGGGTAAGGGTTGTTAATCTATAAAACTCTACAATGGTTATGATGTTTTGCCCTAAGGGTTAACGTAAGTAGCTTGTAGTTCGCTTGTATCAACCCTTAGGGTAATGATTTACTTTCGTTTTATAGGGCACGCAACTTTCTCTATCGCACGAGCCTGAACATCAGGCATGTCAAACTCTTTATATTGCTGCTTGACCTGAGCAACCAGTGCTTCTTGCGAAGGTATTGTTTTGCGATCATCAACGTCATAATTTAACCATTCAGCATTTCGTAACTGAATAGCGATTAGCAATGGGTCATCATCTCTGAACTCACCAAGCATTGATGGTATTTTTTGTTTTAATTTATTATTTTCATTTTGTAACCTATCTATTTCTTGCTGCAATTCAATAACCGAGAGCTGTTTATTTTGTTGTTCATTTTTTTCATTGGCAAGTCGTTCAGCTTTAGCTTTCAATCTTCTTTCTGCATACCCCCTGAATTTTTCTAAACATGGAGGAAGAGCCACACCTGAATCTAAGAATGAAAGTGTAATTTCTGACCCCTTGAAATAAAATTCTCTAAACCAACCACTCTCTCCATCAACCCTTTGATAGACCCCCGAAAATTCAGGATTAGAGTCTTCTACATAATCAATACCAAAAGCCATATTTTTAAGGAAGTTAATTGATTGTTTTGAAAAAGAATCTCCCCTAGTGAAACCATTAACCACATTGTAATCATACAAATAAAAAGGTTCATAGAAATTCCATGGGATATCATCGAGATGGTCCTCTGCCTCTCTTGCAATTATCGCACAAGCTTCAGAAAAAGTGATTCCCTCCTGTTTAGATATTTCAGTAATTAGAGTCTCAAAATGAATCAGTTCATTTTTTTCATTATTAATCCTTTGAAACAATCCCATTATTCACCTCACACTTTGAGTTTCATGATTATGTAAATCCACCTTGTTAATTCACATAACCTCTTCATTTGGGGATTATCGTCTACTGAGGTATACATGTCTAGAGCGAGCTGTATGCATAACCAGTAAAATAATATCTATGGCACAAAATTGCTCATATACAGTTGTTCCGAAACCAACAAAAGTTGTTCCTGAGTTGTTCCACTCCAAACGCATGCTTACCAATAAAAACAATAAGTTATCTTTATAAATATACATATGGAACAACTGAAACAAGTGGAACAACTACTTTTCTCTTACACGTGAGTAAACAGTTTACCCAGTAGCCTTACCCACCAGTTCGTCCAGATAATCAGCGTACCACTGAAGCATCTCTCGCCGACCGTCAAGGTACTGAGCATGATTGTAGGTGCCCCTGATAGTATTTCTGTCAGCATGCGCCAGTTGAGTTTCTATCCATGCAGAGTCAAATCCTTTCTCATGCAAAACGGTGCTCATCGTGTGACGGAAACCATGTCCAGTTGCCTTACCAGCATAACCTATACGTTTAATCACCTGGTTAATGCTGGCCTCGCTCATTGGTTTATGTGCATCGTTGCGACCTGGGAAGACATACTTCCCCCAACCAGTGAGCTCTTTTAGCTCCAACAGGTGCAATTTAACCTGCCTAGAAAGCGGTACAAGATGGGGGCGGCGCATCTTCATGCGTTCCTTGGGGATCTGCCACAAATCATTGTCCAAGTCGAATTCAGCCCATTCAGAGGCGCGGAGTTCAATTGTCCTTACACTGGTATACATCAACAATAAGGTCGCTATTCTGGTTACTTTACTGCCTGAGTAAGCATTAACAGCATGTATGAAATGGCCTATCTGAGCAGGCATGAGGTGAGGGAAATGTTGCTGCTTTGGTGTTTTAAGGGCACCGGCTAAGTCGGCTACAGGGTTAAACTCAGCTCTTCCAGTGATGATTGCATAGGTGAATATCTGGCGACAGGCCTGCCTGGTCTTCTTTAGCTTATCCAGAACACCACGATCCTCCATCTTCTTCAGCACTGATAGTATTGTCATCGGCTTAATATCTGTTATGGTTTTCTTCCCGATATAGGGAAAAATGTCTTTTCTCAGATATTCCAGAATGTCGTCAGCATAACCTGAAGACCAGTTCGGCTTCTTATGTTCATGCCATTCGAGCGCCAGAAGCTCAAAACTGTTGTTAATTGCGAGATTCTTTGCCTCTCTTGCGGCCTGTTTAACTTCGGATGGGTCATCCCCCATAGCAAGTACACGCTTGGCTTCCGTGCGTTTGTCTCTGGCCTCTGCAAGCGTAACATCAGGAAAAACACCAATGGATAGTAGTTTCTCTTTACCAGCATAGCGGTACTTCATACGCCAGTACCTGGAACCGTTCGGGTTAACCAGCAAATACAAGCCACCACCATCAGACAGCTTATATGGTTTATCTGTTGGTTTTGCAGTGCTTACCTGGCGGGCTGTTAGCTTCATGTTGGGGGTATCTCACTTTGTTGAACCTGCATATACCCCCGAATGTACCCCCATATGATCGTAGATTTCAATAGATGATACTAGACGTTGAGATAATGAAATTCTGTTGTATGCCTTGTTGTATCTGGATTTTGTAGACTTTGAGAGAGGTCAGTAGAAGTGAAGATGGTACGCCCTGTAGGATTCGAACCTACGACCTACGGCTTAGAAGGCCGTTGCTCTATCCAACTGAGCTAAGGGCGCATTGCGAAGTGATTACTTCATGCAGATGAAACGCGTGAATTATACGGTCAGCGCCTGCTGAGTCAATGCCTTTTATTTCAGTTGCTGGCGAAGTGTACGAATGTTGATTTTTTCTGCTTGTTCAAGGGTATCCAGGAAATCACCTGGTAACAACTCAGCCCACGAAACGCCAGATTTAAGGATACATGTATTTAGAATATTTATGATTTTGCTTAACAT